GCATCCCTTTTATTTTGATAAGGTAGGTATTTCGTCTTAATAACCATACCTTTAATGTCTTTTTTAAAAAAAATACTGTCTTTTTTCATTTGATTAATAGCTCCGTACTTAATTCATTTACTAATTGACTATCAAAAATATTTTTTATTCTCTTTTATTCTCATAAGTGCCATATTAGCTTTGTGTTGGCTAACCATAAACCCACCAGTATCATGTTCTAATTTATCTAAATACATCAATGCTTGATGATAACTTTCTAATATATGCTCGCAAGTTCTAATACAATTTACTTTGCAGTTAACAGTCACATATCTAATTTTAAATATTCTATCTTTTTCATTATGTCTTATCTCATGTTCCCCAATTCTCTCATATTTATAAATTTCACTTGTAATGAAATAAGTGCAGTCTTTTAAAACTTTAACATCCTTATAAATAATAGATTGAAAATCATTTATAGTTTTTTTATCAAAAAATAAAGGATATTCTTTTTTAATCTTACTTATACTCGTAAGATGATTTTTTTTAATAGTCACAATAATAAATTTGTAAGATTTTTAATAAATTAATTAAGTTAATAATTAATTTTTTAAACCTAATAAATACTAGGCTTAAAGAATTAATCATTTTACTTTTATTTGTTCTAACTGCAATTTATACAACTTTTTATCATTCTCTATTCTCAATTTTAATTTTCTTATTTCTTCTTTTAATTCTAAATTTTCTTGATGTAACCTCGAATTCTCATCACTGAGTTGAACATAAGATTTAAAAATGTCTTGTTCCCATTTGTTTAATAACATAATTAAAGTCCTCGAATTAATAAAACTTTCTTTGCTTGCACTTGTTGAAATTTGTTCCCTTTTGTTAAAAGGTATTCACAAGCCGAATTATCATTATTGTTAACACACTGATTAAGAGTAGATCTATTAAGACCTGATCCAATAGAACTTATTAACCCTATAGAACCAATTGATAGAAATAAAAATAGGTTTCTCATGATAGTAAGATTTGAAATAATTTTCTTTTTTAAAGCTTTAGCTATTCTGAAAAAATAAATTACTTGAAATAAATAATTACTACTAATGAATTGAAAATAGGTTAAGTAGAAAAATGTAGTTAAGTAATAAATAAAAGATAACTAGGCTTATTATTATTGTATCAAATATAAACTTATTTGTATATCAAAATAATATACTTATAGTTGTATCATATTTACTAGCTATATAAATGATATTAGTTTATTATATTAATAGTTAAAACAAATCTTACAATGACTACTGCAACAGCTACCAAGTTTGAGGTTTATTTTAATGGTGGGATATCTAACCAGCCACAATATACAGTAGGTTATTATTCGACTATTAAAAGAGCTAGAAATAAAGCAACAAAGAAAAGTTTAGAGTATGGAAGTTATGCCTACTCTGTTAGAAGTGTAGACGCTATTACATTAAGACCTATTCGTCAGGAGATCGGTTAAATGTCAATTAAATTTATTAACAAAGATTTCAGCGAAAGCTGCAACAGTTTAGGAATAGAAACAAGAATGACTGCAAATGATGATATCTTTGAGATAGATACTTATCTAATTAACCAACTAAGATTAGAAGGTCTTCTAAGGCATTTGCACAAGTTTGATATCTATTACTACCCAGGACATGATAAAGTCTCTTACACTGAGTTTGCATAGCGTTTAAAAGCTAATTTAAAATTTTATTAAATCTAATTTTTGTACCTAGGGGACTAGTTGCAAAATTTTTTATATTGAATAGTAATACACGGAACTTAAATATATTTCGTTTAATTTTTTGGTTCAACTTTTATGGATAATTCAGGAGCTTGAATATTAACTGTTTCTACGGATTCACCTATAACTTTGCCGAGTGAATCGAGTATTTGTGCTGCTGTTTGAAGTTGACCTTTTTTAACTGCTTTGTTGAAAAGGCGGATTCTCATGGCTTGTAGGCGAGGTAGAAGAGTTTCTCTATCTTTTTCCCAATCTTCCTTGTTCCATTGTTTAACTTTTTTCCAATCTTGCCATGCGGTTACTTCAGAGATGTTTTCAATTTTTGAATGTTCTAGTACGAGGGCACGAGTTGTTTTACCTTCTAACTGTCGGGAGTATAGGCGTTGTGAGCGAAGTTGTACATTTTGGCATGAGGTACGGGCACGGAAGTTAATATTTCTTTTAGGTTTAGATTCTTCTAATGGTTGATCGGCAGGAAATGTAGATGAAACCACGGGATTTTTGGATGTATTTAAGTGAATGATAACTTAAAAGTATGTAAATAGGCTATAAATAGGGGGTATGAGTTGTATTTTTTGTTAATTTTATGGTTGTGAGTAATGAAAAGAGGAATGAGATAAGTTTGAGGTATGCTCAGGGTGAGGTATTTAATTCAGATAAGAGATTTAGGGTATTGGTAGCTGGAAGAAGGTTTGGAAAGAGTTATTTATCTTGTATAGAACTATTGAGAGGAGCTATTAATAGGCCGAATGAGGTTTATTTCTATTGTGCACCTACTTATAGGATGGCGAAGGACATTGCATGGAAGGAATTGAAGAGGTTAGTGCCGAAGGTGTGGGTAAAGGCAAAAAATGAGACAGATTTGAGACTGGATTTAATTAATGGATCGAGTATTGAATTGAAGGGAACTGAGAACGCTATGGCATTGAGAGGTAGGAGCTTGGCTGGTGTTGTATTGGATGAAGCAGCATTTATGGATAGAGATGTATGGGCTGAAGTAATTAGACCTGCATTGGCTGATAAACAGGGTTGGGCTTTATTTATTTCTACTCCAGATGGAACTGCCAGTTGGTTTTATGATATGTGGTGCTTTTGTGGTGAGAGGGAATGGGATGATTGGCAAAGGTGGAGTTTTACTACTGTAGAGGGGGGTAATGTAGCGAAAGAGGAGGTTGAAGCAGCCAGAGGTCAATTGGATGCGAGGACATTCAGACAGGAATTTGAGGCAAGTTTTGAGAATCTTACTGGATTGGTGGCTGTTAGCTTTGCTGATGAGAATATTGATAAGGAAGTAGCAGATTTACATATGCTTCCTTTGTTAATTGGGTTGGATTTTAACGTGGATCCTATGGCAGGAATTTGTGCGGTAAAGCATAATGATACTTTGTATGTTTTTGATGAGATTATGCTTACAGGAGGTGCTACCACATGGGACTTTGCTGAAGAAGTTACTAGGAGATATGGAGTTGATCGTAGAATTATTGCTTGTCCAGACCCCACTGGAAGTGCAAGAAAGACTAGTGGAGTAGGTGTAACAGATCATACGATACTCAGAAGGTCTGGTTTTACTGTAATGAGTCCTAGAAGCCCCTGGAAGATCAGAGATAAGATTACTGCTGTTAATACTGCCCTGTTTGATGCAAATGGCGATAGGAGGACGCTTATACACCCTCGTTGCAAAGAATTGATAAAAGCACTTAGAACGTTAACTTATGCACCTAATACAGGTTTACCTAATAAGAATCTGGGTGTGGATCATGCGTTTGATGCTTTTGGTTATCTTTGTCTGCAACAATTTAACTTAGCGAAGCCAGAGACACTGGGCCAAACTTCGTTTAGAATATACTAAGATACCCTTTTTGCTTATGGCCTACGGAATGTCAACTACAAAAAAGAAAAAGAAGAAGAAAAAGACAGGTAAAAAACGCTGTTCTTGTAGTATGTAATCATGACAAAACTATGTGCCAGAGGTAAAGCAGCAGCAAAACGTAAGTTTAAAGTTTATCCTTCGGCTTACGCTAATGCTTATGCGGTAAAAGTATGCAAAGGAGATGTAAAAGGACCAGATGGTCAAAGAAGAACTGCATCTGGTTACTCAAAGAGTAAAAAAAGTACAACAACAAAGAGAAAACGTGCCACAAGCAAGAAGAAAAAGTAAACCTAGCACTAAAACTAAAGGCGGTTTAGACCGTTGGTTTAAGGAGAATTGGGTTGATGTTAAGACTGGGAAGCCTTGTGGTCGTCAAAAAGGAGAGAAAAGAGGATATCCTGCCTGTCGTCCTAGTAAACGTGTATCAAGTAAGACACCTAAGACTGTTGGGGAAATGACGAAAAGTGAGAAAGAGAGGTTTAAACGTGAAAAAACTGGTAAAAAGAAGATAACCTATCAACATAGGCGTA